AGTTGTCGTGTACCCGCAGAGGGATTTGTTCCCACAGACTCAGAGATTGCATACAGAGCCCGTCACCCTGGCATGACCAACGAGAACCTTGCGTTCAGACGGTTAGGTCTTGAAACAGAGTTTGCGGGTGATCCTCGACTGTTTACGTCTAAGTATCCGTCCGACCCCTATGATGGTTGGATTGGCTCACTAAACCCTGTCATGCCGGTGGACGTGCTCAAGCCTGCATTGGCAAAAGCGGTCAACGACCCTGGTGTCGGATCTTACGGGTGTAACGAACTGGACCCACCCAAACCAAACACCAAGTATATCATCACGGCTGACCCTGCTGGTTTTGGTGCCCGAGGCGACAAGTCTGCTTTGACCGTGTGGGACGCAGAAGAAAGACGTGAGGTCGCTTTTTGGGAAGAGCGTGAGGACCCCGCGAAGTTTGCTCGTCGACTACTCATGGTACAAACGGTGGCGCCATGCTCATCGTCGAATCTAACGCAACAGCGTGTATTGCTATCTTACGTGACTCTAACGCCAAGAACTTACTGTGGACGGATCGCAGTCATCCTGGTTGGTACGCAACAGACAAACGAATCCAAGAGGCAGAAGCGCGTTTAGTGCGTATGATTCGGCAAGGTGACATTGAAGTACGTAGTCGAGGTCTTTTGCACCAACTCGTAAACTACGACGGTAGCCGAAAGAAACGAGCCAAAGGTCTCGATGGTACGACACACCACTTTGACCGAGCCCGAACAGCGGTTATGGCGGCTGATATTTTGTCGAAAAGGAAGTTCAACAAAGTACAAAATGATGTACCATCATCGCCGTACGTACCGGGTCAAGTCACAATCAAGGACCTTGACAAGATAAAGCATTCGGAGAAAATGCGTTACAGAAACCCATACAAACCCGTATCTCGATTTGGAGGCTAAATGGCACGGTACGACTACACAAAAACGAAAGCCGTTGCTGCAACTATAGGCACTATCGATAGCCGAAAACTGTACGAAATCGACGACCGAGGCAACAATATTGTACAAACTTTGATAGAAGCACCTGAACAGAAGGTAAAGATTTTTGCCGAGTCAGATCGCGGACAAAACAATATAGTCGATTACAAAAACTCAAAAAATCTGAAAAACGCGCCGGTACCTAAACCCGTTGCACGCATTATTAGTGGGGGTGGGTGATGGGCAAAGTCTTCAAAACCGAGTCAGCGCGTAAAGACTTCAAGGCTCAATCAGGCAACATGCTAAAGCGGGGGTTGCGCGGTCTTGACGCACTGTTCCGAAAGAACATGTCTCCTGACGAAAAATCGGCGTTTGTAATTACCGGAGATAAATCCGGTTTTATCGAGCGAGACGCGCTATCATCAAAGCAAAATCAGCTACTGAAAAAAGCGCTCCGTCAAATGGGTCTGAGTTCTGGTCAGACAACGGCTGTAATGGCACAAACAGGTGGAAGCACACCAAGACAGATTATACAAAGTGCGCTAACAAGGGCGAATCAAATGCAGGATGGTAGCGGCAACAATGGATAAACTTAGTCAACTCATCGACAAACACCTTTCGTTCTACCAAAAGAACGAAAAGAAATCTTTTGACCGCGCACGACGTTTCTATCGCGGAGACTTCTTTGCGAACAAAGAAAACTCAGACATTGGTGACGTAAACAACTCACTACTAAGTTCAAAGAACCTTGTGTACGCCATTGCAGATACGGCGGTCTCTGCGTTACTTGGACCCAACCCCGTTGTGGCTGCAAACGCAAGAAACCCGCAGAGCGAAGACGCAGCACCAGCAATCAATGGGTTTATGGAGTACGTGTTCCAGTCGAACAAAATGCGTAGACGCGCAGCTACGGCACTCATTGACGCGGTTCTTTGTAAGCGGGGCATCTTCAAAACTGGTTGGAGCAGTGTTGAGGACAAGCCCGTCATCAAAGTGGTTGACCCAAGCGCATTGTTTTTCGATATGACTGTGCGAGACGTAGACGACGTTCGTTATTGGTTAGAAGCTACAGTGATGCCTTGGCCCGAGTTCAAGGCCCGTGTGCAGTCAGGCCGATACAAGTCAGATAAGCTTGGCGACATCAAACCTGATCGGTTTCCAAGCTGGTTGCTCGACCGATCACAAAAGAACCAAAAGAACACGGTACGAGACTCTTTTCAGTGGGTAACGGTATGGGAGTACTACGACCGACAAAAGAACATTGTACAGCACTACGTCAAGCAAGCTAACGCGGTAGTGTTCCAAGACAAGATTGACTACATTCCCTATTCGATGTTCAGTTTGAATCATTCTGGCGTTGACTGCCTCGGTCTTAG